CAGAAGAAGAACTTATTAACGATGGAAACAGATTAAGAAATGCTGAAATTACAAATGTATCATTGAATTTTAAAGACCACGGAGTACTCACCCTTGACCTCGCTCTTTCTGGCGGCGGATGGGGCGTTGTATTCGGAGGATATGTTTTAGGACATGGTTACCTTGGCTCGGAAAACTTTAAAGGTTCAAAGGCAGGGCTTGAAGCGATTATGAGAATCATGGACGTTGTTGGCGTAGATGACCTGATAGAAATGAAAGGAAAGCATGTTAGAGTTGCTACGAAAGGACTTGGACATTCAGTGAAAATTATTGGAAATTTCATTAAAGATGAATGGTTTGATTACGAAAGTTTCTTCGAGGATGAGAAACCACCATTTGTGGAGGATTAAGCATGGTATCAGCAAATTTAAAAGACTGGAAAGAAGTCACCAAAGGCATTTACAGATATGTAATATCTGCAAATGCTGCATACGAAATCCATATTAATTATTGGAATATGGAAACAGATATTCTGACCGCAGACGCAAGTTTATATATTGTCGGGGATTGGCACTCAGATGATGGTAAAAATACCAGAGAAAGAGAATGCTTGCTTGAGTCAGGACCGGTTATGGATTGCCTTGGTGAGGCTGTAGAGGATGATAGAGAGAATAACAGTTAAATAAAAAAGCACCGACTATTTATCGGCACTTTTTACAAAATCTTGGAGAACAGTAATGACCAGATTATTAAAACTCCTGTTCTCCTGCTTGGCAATCTGCTCAAGTTGTTCTTTAAGCTGTATCGGGAACGTGATGTTAGTTCTGGTCTTATCAGACTTGACGGTCATGTGAAATCCCTCCCTTGTTTTTTTAGAATATTGTAGCATTTTTGCCTGTCGGTGTCAATCAGATACCAAAGTGGTATCATTTTTATCTTGCAATACAGGTATCGAAGTGGTATCATAATGGTATCAAAGACACACTGAAAATGAATCGAGGTGATAAGTCTTTGAATAGTAACTATAAAAATTTTGTAAAAGCTAAGGCGATTGAAGCCGAGAACCGAAAGAGATGGCTCAAGCTCAATCCAAATTTGAATGATAATTCGGGAGTCTATATTTTACGCAGAGTTGATGAAGACGGATTCAAGTTTGGGTATGCAGGGCAGGCAAAACATATACTCACCAGATTGTGCCAGCACAGTGCAGGACATCAGCAACACATTGATTTGAGCCTTAAGAAACATGGCTTATATTCAGAAAACAATCCCTACGGATGGACAGTGATCTGTGAGAATTTTTCCGAAGCTAGCCTTGATAGAGCCGAACAGTTTTACATCAAATGGCTTGCAGATCAGGGATATCAGCTTAGAAATAAGACTGGTGGCTCTCAGGGAGCAGGAAAGAAACAGATTGATGAGTACAGACTGGCAAAAGGTTATTACGATGGTTTGAAGCAGGGCAAAAAATCCCTCGCCAGAGAACTTTCACACATCATAGATACACACTTGCAAGTTTCACTGAAACCAGAGAAGCAGAATAATAAAATATCAATCCGGGCTTTTGAAAGGTTTCAGAACTTGATTGATGAGAAAACATATGAAAAGGAATCGTGAATATGGACGCATTACGGCATCAAAAACACATGCAATGGATGCAGAACCGAAAGGATATTTATTATTTCATCCGTAAATACGCAATGTCTCACAAAGGGACTCCAACAACCAAGAAGATATCTGAGAAACTAGATATCAGCAGGAGTGCTGTTCAAAGGCATCTAAGACAGTTTGAGGACGATGGATTGATCGTATTTCACGGAACTGGTTCGCACAGGACATACGAACTGATAGGAGTAAAGAAACATGAAACTGTATGACGTATACGACGGTTCAAAGTATATCGGGGAGCTGACGCTTGCTGAAATATCAGAATTGACAGGAAAGACAAGAAGTCAGATATCGCAGGCAATCAGCGGGGCATATGACATTAACGGAAGATATGCGGTCATATATGATGGGCAGCAAACAATCGCATACTCAAACAAGAATGATCGTAGGATGTTGATGGAATTTGACATTCTGACTCAGAACATAAGGAGGGCTGTCAGTGGGAAAACTGAAGATTAAAAAGCCAAAAAATCAAAGAAGCTTAATCCCGGCGCCACTTAACATAACTGGTTTTACAATGGAGCAGGCTTCCAGGCAGACTGGCGTAAGAATCGAATCTCTTAAAGCGTATTTGGATTCAAAAGAACAGGAGATTAGAGAACAGACAGTTAAAGAATTTCAGGAAAAGCTGTGGAAAGCAGAAGATTATATTGCTGTGGCAAATATTTTAATTTCTGTTATTGCAATCAAGAAAGCATGGGGATTCAAGAAAGCAAACCAGAATTTCATTGATAAGATTACCGAAGCCGAAAGATATGTTGAGGAAATCGGCGTTGAATCAGCATACAAGGAAATTAAGGAAGAAATGGGTTTGCAGATTGAATTTGATTCTTTTGATATTAACAAGGAATTTGGGTTTGGAGAAAATGAGGGGAATGGATAAAAATGAAATTCATAGATTTTTTTGCCGGAATCGGAGGTTTTCGCAAAGGAATGGAATTGGCAGGGCATGAGTGCGTAGGGTTTTGCGAGTTTGATAAATTTGCGACTGCGAGTTATATCTCAATGCACTTGCTGACAGACGAGCAGCGAAAGACATTGGGAGATATTCCTATCAAGAAAAGACAGAAAGAAATATTAAAGGAGGAATACAGAAATGGAGAATGGTATGCAAATGACATTAGAAGAGTGTATGCCAGAGACATTCCAAAAGCCGACTGCTGGTGTTTCGGATTCCCTTGCCAGGACATATCCGTTGCAGGAAAGCAAGCCGGATTTCAAGGAAACCGTTCAAGCCTGTTTTTCAGAGTTATGTACCTTGTCGGACAGCTCAAAGAAGAAGATAAACCCACTTACCTTTTCATTGAGAACGTTAAAAATCTGCTTAGTGTTAATGGAGGATGGGATTTCGCCAGATTGCTCATTGAAATGGAGCAGGGAGGGTATGATGCAGAATGGCAGGTGCTCAACTCCAAAGATTTCGGAGTGCCACAAAACCGGGAAAGATGTTTTATTATCGGACATCTTAGAGGAAGAAGTACCTCAAAAATATTTCCTATCGAAGGAACAGACGGAAAAAATAGTGTTCAAATAATTGCACACAAAGACGGATATAGAAGAAATACACAAGTGTTTGCACCTGATGGAATTACCGAGACTCTTGATACTGGACAAGGTGGTGGAAGAGGGCATCATGTAGCATTGCCGTGTTTTGTTGATTTGAGTTATCAAAAAGCAGAGTTGACCAATAAAGCAAGGTGTTTACAAGCCAGATGCAACAAAGGAATCGTAAATCATAAAGCTGAAGTAAGTGGAGTTGCAATTCCAGTATTGACACCAGACAGGGCAGAGAAACGTCAGAACGGAAGAAGGTTCAAAGAAGATGGCGAGCCAATGTTCACACTGACAGGACAGGACCGGCACGGAATCGCGATTGAAGTCAAGGAAGCAACGAAGCAAGGTTATACAGAATGCAGAGTGGGAATTGACAGCGTGAACTTCTCAATGCCAAACAGCAAGACAAGAAGAGGAAGAGTCGGACAAGAAATCGCCAACACACTCGACACGAGCTGCAATCAAGGAATATTCGTGCAGGTATCAGAAGAATTAACGGTATATGCAGTCTGGTATGAAAAATATCAGTGTTACATAGCAATCAGAAAGCTGACACCGAAAGAATGTTTTCGGCTGCAAGGTTGGCCTGATGATTATTTTGAAAAAGCACAGTTCGTAAATTCTGACAGCCAGTTATACAAGCAGGCAGGAAACGGCGTAACAGTGACAGTTATAGAAGCCATGGCAAGAAAAATGAACGTAAATCTAAATTGATAGTGCGTCAGCTACTTACATGGGGAAAGTGAGGATGGAATGAGAAGCTACATAATAAATTTTCCAAGAGGACTGGAAGTAGATATTTTCAACCTGCCAGAGGACTTCAAAGAACAGGTTGAGCAGGCATTCAAAGAGTATACATCTGGAACGGCAAAAGCGTATATGTACGTTGACAAGTTAGGATTTATTGACCGTTGCGTAGAATGTCTGAACGGGGATGAGGATTCAGACGATGTTGTAAATTCATTGGTTGAAGAAACAATGATTGCCGAATGGAGAAACAATGGCGAAATCATCAAGGAAGATGATATATACAACATTGATTTTATGGAAGATTGCTACAGAAAAGGCAAGGAAGACGCAAGGCTGAACTCTCATTTTGGAACTGACGATCATCACATTTACGATCAGATTCAGAAAGTTCTGGTGCAGGTAATTACAATTGTGATGAATTATGAGGATAAGGAGGACGCGAAATGTTAATCAGAAGTCAGGATAAAGAGATATTAGTTAATTTTAATGTATCAGCTGGTATCGAAATTGCAGAAGGGACTACAAAAACAGTTGTAACATCATATATCACTGGATGCAGTTATTTACTCGGAGAATATTCCACCAGAGAAAAAGCTATGAAAGTACTGGACATGATTCAGGATGCATATGCAGATGCAAAATTAAATGAAATTCTTCTTCCTGATGTCTGCAAATCGGCTAGTGAATCTCAGAGGGGAAAAGATAATACATCAATTGCAAAAACTATTAGAAAAGATTTTATGAAAAAAATGATATTCCAGATGCCAGAGGATAGTGAGGTGGAAGTATGAGCGACGAAATGACATTTGCGCAGAACGAAGATGGTACGTTTAGTGCATACGATGATACCTATGACATTGTAATACACTGCGAGACAGAAGAGGAACAGAAGAAAGTTATCGAGCATTTAAGAGGGATAAAGCTTCAGGAGGACTAAATGGGAAGATGTAAATTAGAGTGCCCGGACAGTGAAACAGAGCGCTGTATCTGCTGTACTAAACAGGATTCCTGCCAGTGCAGATGTGATGATATGGACAGTTATGAATATGCGGAGGAGTGTGAAGATTATGAGACTGATTGATGCGGATGCAATGAATGAAGAGTTATTTTACAAGCAAGTTGGAGGAAAAGACAGTTTAATTACGGCAGAAAGTGCGTTTAAAATGATTGACGCGCAGCCGACTGCCTATGATGTGGAAGCAGTTGTGGAGCAGTTGGACACATACATAACAAAACTGGTTGGAAGAAATGCTGCACTATATCAGACGGTTATGCAAATCGTGAAAGATGGTGGAGTAGATGGCAATTAAACCTATTTTATTCAATACTGAGATGGTTCGGGCAATCATGGACGGGAGAAAGAGCTGTACTCGGCGGATGGTAAAACCCCAACCAGATGAAAAGCATACATACCCGCTCGGTTTTGTTACCGACAGTACAGAAAAGAAAGAGGTAGGATGCTTTGGATTTGGTATTAATGAATACGGTGGTTCTATTCAATACGCAAAGCCGCAGTATCAGCCGGGTGACCTCCTGTATGTCCGGGAAACATTTATTCAAGCAGCAGCTCGCACTTTTTGGTATAAGGCAGACGATAATTTATGGATGCCAAAAGGGTTGCATTGGAAGCCATCAATTCATATGCCAAAAGAAGCGGCGAGAATCTGGCTGAAGGTTACGAATGTGAGAGTGGAGCGGTTACAGGATATGACGGACGATGATGCAGAAGCAGAGGGATGTTTCGATTATACATCAACAGCACTTGGTTTTCCCGATGTATGGGATTCCACCATCAAGAAATCTGATCTTGACAGTTACGGATGGAATGCGAACCCGTGGGTCTGGGTGATTGAATTTGAGCGGTGTGAGCCGCAGGAGGGACAGAACGTATGAGAGAAATTCTTTTCAAGGCAAAGAGGGTTGATAATGGAGAATGGGTTGAGGGGTGTTTGGTAATAGATCATTCACGGTCAAACTTATTTGAATATCGAATGCAACCAGTTGAATCAGGTGTTTTATACGCACCACCTATTAATCCAGAAACCCTCTGCCAGTTCACGGGACTTTGCGACAAGAATGGGAAGAGAATCTGGGAGAATGACATTCTGATGGCACACTTGGACGAATCCTACCCAGAGGATGCGGCATATGAAACCGTTGAATGGAACGTTGCCGGATGGGTAGCGCACGAAACTGGTAGCACGGATAGAGAATATATTGATAAGTTTGATCTTGAACATTATGAAGTAGTTGGAAACACTTTCGACAATCCAGAATTGTTACAGGAGGAACACAAATGAGTAGTGCAAGTGTAAGATTCGGAACAAAAGCGTATGTATGCGCAAGATACTTTCTTAGACCCGGAAAGTGCTTCAAATACATAGACCAGCGCGGTGAAGACACCACAGAACACGTCTATGAGGTCATGGCATTATATCCGTACTGTGTCCTGCTAAGAGATACCAAGAATGGGGTCAGAACTTGTCCGGGATATAACACTTTGAGCCTGATGCTGAGAGGAAGTGAAGCGAGTGAGTAAAGGCAAAGATATTTCTACTATGTTTACAAGAGAAGAAAACAAGAAGAATGGAAGACTCGGATACGGTCAGGCTACTAGAGAAAAGGAAGACATTATCAGTCCTGCACAATACGGTGCGTTCCTACAGAAAAGAGGTAAGAAGAAATGAACAAATCAGTGTTGGTAATGAATACGCCAGAAAATTGTTATAATTGTCCATTTGGAATTGGATACTGTGGCGATCTTGAATATGAGGGTTTGTGTGAATTAGCTGACTGTTTAGATTATGATGTAATTCTGATGACAGAAGAACATTATGATTGCGAAAGTAAATCAAGACCTGAATGGTGTCCACTGAAGCCATTGCCGGAGGAGAAAGAAGAGGAACATTGGAGGAGTAAACTTAGTCTTGCATGGATTCGAGGTTGGAACACTTGTATTAGCAAAATTACAGGAGGAAACACAGATGGTTGATTTAAGAAATACATGTATCTTGGTTAAGACAGAAGAAGAAAATGAAATGCTTCTCAAAGAAGCTGAGAAACAGGGATTTCATTGGTATTCGAAAGGCAATTGTAAACCATTGCCAGGACAACATTTTCCAGATATTTTAAAATTTTGTAATAACAAAGATGTGGTGCACAGCGTACGTATCGGAGTAGAGTGTGATGCTTTCTACGAAGTTTCAGAACTCCTCGGGACAAAAGAAATGACGGCAAGAGAGTTTGCTAATCGTATTGCAGATATACGCAATTGTAGAGGATGTAACTGTTCAGAATGCGTATTGAGTAAAAGCAATACTAGGTGCAAGAAGTATTTGTGTGATATATATAATTGGGAAGATAATATAGATGAAGTTCTTGAAATTGCAAAATCAATAAGAATTACAGTACCTTCACCCGAAGAGAAAGTAATTAGCACGATTGAAAAGTTTATCGAGAATCCAGATCGTGCAGCGTTGAATGATGAATTTGTAGAATCATTGAAGCTGGCAGTCGAGAAACTGAAAGAGGTGAAGTAAATGGAGAGATTAACACTTGACGATACGATAAAAGCACTTAGATGTGTTGCCAGTCAAGATACAGGAGGTGGTTGCTATGCAGACCACGAAAACTTCATACATATGGATGATGAGTATAAACGCATTGTCTGTGGAACTGGCGAGGATTTAAGAGATCCTATCAGCGACAAGGAAGCGGTTGGATGCCCGTATTATCAAGATACTTATGAATGTTGTTTTGAAGATGGAGGATTGTATTGGTTGAAAGATGTTGCAGAGCTGCTAGAAGAACTGAAATCTTATAAAGACTTAGAAGAACATGGCTTGCTTGTGAGGTTGCCAGACGATTTAAACAGAGTATTGTATCAAATAAACTATAGATGGACAGAATGTACTGAATACGGTGAGGAAAATAATAAATGTGAAATCTATGATTGCAAATGTGAATGTGATAGCAAGAAAGAATACTATATAACCGAAGTTGGTTTCCAATATATTTCGACTGGAAATTATTATGATCGTCTTGGTAAAACCATATTCCTCACCCGCGAAGAAGCCAAAAAGAAGCTGGAGGAGATGAAGAATGACAAGGCCTGAGATTACGGCAGAATTATCAACCATGATTGAAAAGAAAATCAATCCGAACAACGATCCTCGTATCTACTGGGCAAAAGAGGTGACGTTTGATTATTCTACAAACCATGCAGTTAGAGTGGACTATATGAAATTTGTTCCAGTGAACAATAGTGTTTCCGGGATAGAAAAAGGTGATTGCTATTGTTATGAGGTTAAATCATCAGCTGAAGATTTTCGTTCTGGTCATGGGTTGAATTTTATTGGTGATTATAACTACCTGGTTATGCCGACAGATGTATGCGCTGCGGTATCCCTTGAAATTCCACATTATGTAGGAATATATGTACCAGAAGCAAATGATCTTACATGCGTCAAAAAAGCAAAGCGAAGAAATCGGACAAGGCCTGTGTCTGAAATACTTTTGATGATGTTCCGGTCTGCGAATAGAGATTATAGAAAAGCAGTAAAACAGTTGGAGGAGATGAAGAATGGCTTATAAGTATTTAGATAACGCTGTCAAATCCATTGAATATCAGCTGAAGAATATCAGCTGAACAGCGCATATAGCCACGGGTATTCTGATGGGAAAGAGGATGCGAGAATAGAATATTCGAAGCACGGGAAAATTGTAAAAATGAAAGTGCTAAGCGATAATGACTTCAACTCTATGCCAGACTACTATAAATCATGGCCCGTAAAAGCATGGTGTAGTTGCGGAAAACCACTTAATCGACTGGATTATACATTTTGTCCGTATTGTGGAGGATTGATTGCGAGAGGAGATGAAGAAAATGGCAGATAAAACATGCGAAACTTGTATTGAAAACGACAACGGGCTGTGCGACCGCAAAGGCATCCTGATAGAGGAAGACGATACCTGTGAAAAGCACATATCAAGTTGGAAAGAAACAATGATGGAGAATTTTATCCGAAAATCAATGTGGTAAGGGTGGAAATGTCCTTACCAGACGGGAAGGTGGCTAAATGACAAAGGTGAGTTGGATTCGATTAGAAATTGATATGTTTGACAACAAAAAAATCCGGCATATCAGAAAACTTCCAGAGGGAAATAATATTGTATTGATCTGGATGATGCTCCTGACGATGGCAGGGCGTTGTAATTCAAACGGGATTATTTTTCTGGCAGAGAATATTCCATATACAAATAAAATGCTAGCTGACGAGCTGGACTTTGATGAAAGTGTGATCGAACTTGCACTTACAATTCTTGAAAAGTTCGGCATGATAACCAGAGATGGAACATTACTTTCAATTCCCGGATGGGAAGAGCATCAGAATATTGACGGACTTGAAAAAATCAGAGAGCAGACAAGAAAACGGGTTGCCGAGCACAGAAAACGTCAGAAAGAATTGCTTGAGGAAGAAAGCCTTCCGAAACTCACAGATCAGGATACTGAGGAGAAACCTGTCACAGCAAAAGATTCAGTAAAGCCCGGAGATGTTCAAAAGGTTATTGACGAATGGAATAAGCTCCAGAAGTTAGGAATTCAGCCGGTTATAAGAATGACGCCTAAACGTTCACAACTTCTGAAAGCAAGAATTCGGGAATATGGAATGGAAAAGATTATGGAAGCAATTGAAAAAGTCAAAAAAAGTGATTTTCTGACAGGAAGAAAGAAAGATTTCATAATAACTTTTGAATTTTTTATAAACCCTAATAAATTTATAAAAATACTCGAAGGGTTTTATGACAATAGAGACGAGGATATACATAATGGATTTAACGGAAAAACTCAAAGAGATGTCAGCCCACTTATCCCGCTCGGAGAATGGAACGGAGAAGAATCAGACACCCCGTTTGCTTGAATGCCCTGAATGCGGGGACAGCGGGTGGAGATGGGTAAGAGATGCAAGTGGTATTCCCTATTGCGAGGAATGCCATTGCGGAATCAGAAAAAGAATAATCCTTGAAAATCAATTGAAATTTGCAGAACTTCCAAACGTGTTTAAAGGCTCAAATTTCAATGATTTGAAGTCAAGTGTATATTTGAACGCCGAGAGCCGAAAAGTATTTTCTCAGGCGGCTCAGGCGGTAAATTACTGGTTTAAAAATCTTCCTGATATGAAGAAGAATGGAATAGGTTTATATCTTTTCTCAAATGCAAAAGGTTCTGGCAAAACCAAAACAGTATGCAGCTTGGCGAATGAAATCATAAAGAAATACCAGAAACCAGTCAAATTCACCACATCCCTCAGAATCCTCGATGAGATCAAGAACACATGGGGAAGTAGAGAAAACGCAGAAGGAAAGCTGATAGAGGATTTGTCCAGAACAGAAATCCTTATCATTGACGATTTCGGCGCTGATTCTGGCAAAGACTGGATTAATGAAAGATTCTATAGCATTATCAACGGGCGGTATGTCGACAGGAAAATCACTATATTCACGAGCAACTGTCAGATATCAGAACTGAAATATGATGAGAGAATCACAAACAGGATTCTGGAGCGGTCACTTGAAATCCCGTTTCCGGAAGAATCCGTCCGGGCACATATGGCACAGCATATCAGAATGGAAATGGTACAGGGGATGCAAAAATGAGAACAATAAGCGAAATGTACAGGCGTTCCGGCGGAACTGCGTATCAGCACAATTGTTCTGAGTGCAGATTTTATAGGGATGGAAAGAGAGAAAAATGTCTGATGTACGGCGGTGATCGGGACTGGCATGGAAATTTTATTGCCTGTAAATTCTTCAATCTTGAAGATGATATGCTGGAAGGACAGATGAATATTTTTGATTATGTGTGAAAGAAAGGAGGAACGAGGAGCCGCTGGCCAGCGAAAGGATATCCCGGTTCCTCCTTATTTTTTATGAATAATGACGACTTGAAATATGCAATTGAGAATGGTATCATCAATTTGTCTCACATACAAGAGCAAATTGAAATGAATAAAAGGGAAGAAATTTTAAAAGAATACAGGGGCAGTATATGGAAGGCATCTGACGGATATTGGAAAATCCGTATGACTTATGACGAAACCGGACAGCGGAAGATGTTCAAGCGTCGGTCTAAACAGGATTTAGAGGACTTGATTGTAAAGACACACCGTGAGAAAACAGAGAATCCGAAGATTAAGAGTGTGTTCGAGGAATGGGCGCAGCGCAAGGTTGATTTGAATAAGATTTCAATACAAACTTATCAGAGATATCAGCAGGACTTTAATCGTTTTTTTGGGACCATGGGCGAACGCAGAATTAAGAACATTGAGTCAGAGGATATCAGCAACTTCCTGGAAGAACAGATCAGCGAACACAATCTAACTGCAAAAGCTTTCTGCAATCTTAAGACAATTACCAGAGGTACCCTAAAATGGGCGAAGCGCAACAAGCTGATTGATTGGAATGTGCAGGAATTATTCTATGACTTGGATGTCACCGATAAATCTTTCAAAAGAAATATCAAAGAAGATTCGGAAGAAGTATTCAACGACGCTGAAATGGACAGGATGATTGACTACTTGAAAGACAATCAGGACATAGTAAATCTTGGCATTATGCTTATGTTCGTAACCGGGCTGAGAGTTGGGGAGCTATGCGCTTTGAAATGGAATGACTGGCTACCACATATCAGTACGATTAAAGTCAGAAGAACGGAAGTAAGGCATTTCGAAAACCATAAAGGCATTTTTGAAGTAAAAGACTTTCCGAAAACAGAAGCAGGCGTAAGAAATGTAGTGGTTCCTCAGGGGTGTATATGGATATTACAGAAGCTTAGAAATATGTCGACATTCTGCGAATATATATTTTTCAAAGATGGAAAGCGATTAAATACTTATTCGTTCAGGAACCGGTTAAGAACAGTGTGCAAGAAAACTGGCTGTATTCAAAAATCACCGCATAAAATACGGAAAACATATTGCACTATATTGCTCGATCACAGCATAGATAATCAGATGGTTACATCACAGATGGGCCACACAAATATTTCGTGTTCCGAGAACTACTACCACAGAGACCGAAAGGACCTCAAGAAAAAGCAGAAAATCATGGACAGCATAGATGAATTTATGGTAGTATCAAGATAGATTTTTTGAGAGGGAACAGCCAGGGAACAAAAAGGAACACCCTGCAAAAAGTTAGAAGCATTGGTTTTATAGGAAAGATAGCAGTTTAAAGATACGTTCGATTCCCGTACTGGCTGCTAACGAAAACCTTGTAAAATCAAGGTTTTTTGTGCTTTTTAGAGGTGCTTAAAAGTTCGAGGGAACAGGCTAGGGAACAGGTAAGGAACAAGAACAAATATTCGAATTAAAACCATAGGAGGAAAACTTGTGTGTGAGACGCAGGAAAAACCATCGTAGACGGCAGAAATGCGGTCTTTTTTTGTTTCCCAAATTATGTTAATATGGTTGTATGGAGGTGGTGTTGTGATACATACCGCATATGATGTGATGAAAGAATATCTGATAACCGGTGCAGAACTTGATGGACAGTTTCAGATACCAATGCTTCCAAAAGTGGATTTCTCACCGGGCAAGTCGATTGACTTTGTATCTTCAAAATCCAGATCATTGAAAGGCCACAAGGACCTGACGGTGAATTTCTACATTGACGACAAAAGCTTTCTACAGGTATGGAATCAGCCAGACCAGTATATTGAGCACTTAAAATGTTTCAATTCAGTTTGCAGCCCAGATTTCACAATTGCGTCCGGGATGCCAAGTGCGTTGAACATCTACAACCTGTACAGAAACCATGTTTTAGGCTATTATTGGGCGGTTATGGGCGTTAAAATTATCCCGTCCGTAAATATTATCAATCCCAAGGAAATGCCATGGATATTCGACGGAACGCCACACAGAAGCACTGTATCATGTTGTACCAATGGCAGAGTGCGGTCAAAGTCTGCCAGAATGGAGTTTTGCGAGAACTTTAAGGAAATGTTGGATGCAATAGAACCGACAAAGGTTGTGATCGTAGGTATCGTGCCGGATGAACTCAATGTGGATGTGCCAATTATAAACCTCAATTCACGGAGCCAGAACATGAAGGAGATGTTCAGAAAGGAGTAGGCATGGGAACCATCAGCAGGGAATCAGCGAAACGCAGAAGTAAGGAAACGATCCGACAGAAGCGCAGAAATGTTAAAATTTCAAACGTTATAAAGAATAAAAAGAATTTCAGAAGTGACGAATTGAACGTTATGAAATAATAAAAGGTGACAGCTTGATTACTGCCACCTTCCAACACCATGTGTTATACTTTATCCGTCTATCAATGAGGCTCCGGACGCCTTTCACCATTGATATCCGTTGGAATAATAATATCTCTTACGAATTAAAAAGTCAATAGAAATTCAAAAAAATTCACAGCACGCCGATGTACATTCTACGGAATTTTCGCCAAAATTAACAAGCATAAAAAATCGCAGGTCTGAATTAGTTCCAGATTTCTGCGATTTTTTTCCGGGGTTTTCCAGTTCCAGTGCATCTGCAATTGATACAGGAATTGCCCGGTAATACCAATTTTAAACATTTGTTCTAATCAGATATGATTGTATTAATTAAGTATTTCTAACTTTCTTGACGTCCCAAACCATCCCGATTTTGTCGAGTAGTTCTACCCGCTCCGGTGTGGTCTGGGCGTATGAATTGCCTTTTCTGGCGCTACGCTGTGAGCGTATCCATTGTCCCAGTTTATAACCGTCCGGGCAAACGTAAGAGCAGGGGACAAGTAAATCCCCGTTAAGGTTGTAGAACTCTTGAGCGTGTTTGTACCCGGTGCACCATTTTTGTGCTTGTGTCGCTAACGCCCCTGATCGGATTTCTTCCGCTTTTTCTGCGTAGTTTCCTGTGCATCCCGTAAAACTATCACGAGCGCTTAAGGCGTCTTCTAAGGCAGAATAAGAGCCAAGGTAATATTTTGCGCCATCCCGGTATACATTAACCTCCCAGCGCCCGAAACTGTTAAGATGCAGATTTTTGTATTTTACGATGTCTTTTTTATAAGCGTTTTTGGAATTTGCTTTTGCGTAAGACATCCGCAGCCGTTCCCTTTTGCACTCCGGGCCGCACACAAGTCGCCCGTTACGACTCTCGAACTCTTTCCCGCAGACAACGCATCGTTTTATATTGTTGTTTGTGATCTGCACACCCGGGCGCAGCTTCGCGAAGAACTCCGGGAACGTGCCGTTATTCTTTGCGATTTCCGCATCTTTGCGGACTTGTGCGGCCTCCTCCGGGCTTGCGAAAATTCCAAGCGTGTAATTCTTGCTGTTATAATTTATTTGCGTAATCCATTTATCAGTGTTTTTGTATGGATACACGTATTTTATTTTGCTCATGTGATCTCCCTTTTATAGCCGTACAGCTATACAAAATAATAACCCCTTTGCGTTCTGTCGTCAATCCCTGTTATCAATTCGATATTTGATGTTTTAAGGCGGTTTTATATGCCTGTGATAAAATATACCAGAATCACGCTGAAAGCCGTTAAAACGTCAAATAGAAGCCAATACAACTATATATAATTGTCAATGCACATCACACCGGGAAACAAGCCCCGGTGAAGTCCTGGCACAGGTCACGAACCACCGCCGCCCGGAGCGGATGCAGGACACCAGAAAAGAGCAGCGGTTTTACTGCTCTAAATCAGAATATTTTTCTAAAAAATTCAATAGTTCCGAATCTGTAAGGCTTGCAGCTTCTTTACAGATTTGGTCATATTCTCCAATATATTCCATCGACCCGGCTACAACCTCAATTGCAGCCTGTTCTAATTTTTTTCTTTTAGCTTTCGACATAATATCACTCCTCTATGCTTTTTATGAAAAACACAAAATTATAAACTTGTTCTTCTTTATACTCACACTAATAATTTAGTTGCTTTCGTTTTTTGCATTTTTGCAAACTCGATTTCCGTATAGTTTTTCCCGGTCACCTCGTTTATAAATGCCAAGATCCCGGCTTTTGTAAAATCGAAGCGGGTAAAGTCAAATCCTGTTTGCGCAAGCCTATATTCATAAGAGCACCCACAGCCCTCAGCGCCGTAATATGTGCCATCGACATGTAATGCGTTAGGCTGTACCACTGGGTACCCTTTTTTATTTGCGTCGTGTCTCTGGTAGCCGCCAAAATCTGCAACAACGCGCAGACCGTCCAGCGTGTCAAATTCTGCACGAACTCTGCAATTCGGCACGTCTGAGCCGTTTCTGTAGCCTGTTCCCGTGCATCCGTATTCTACTAATGTTAATTTTTTCATGTTTTTAATCCTCCTGATTTTATTTTAAAAGGCCGCCGGGGAAATGCTCCCCGGTACGCTTGCCGGCCTAATTTTCCGTAAGTCTTTTGAAAATATCAATTGTAAGAGTTGCAAGCCCTCTTTTCTTGTCTGACATATAACCATGTCTTTTACTTCTCAGCGCTTTTTCAGCAGTTTTCAAACTGTTTACACCGTAAGATGCGGCTTTTTGAAGTGCCTTGCATTCTTCAGAAGTAACCGGAACAGCTTTCAATGTATCGGGATTAATGGAAAAATCTTCTTTGTCTCCTGGGCGGAGCATCTGGCAAATAGGAATATAAAAATCCGTCCCCATGTTTTCGCCAATATTCCAAACAAAGTAGTTACCCGGGATTTTCTTCACAATTTCAAAAGTATGTGTATTCCACAAAGATGTAGAAATGATTTTGTTTCCCTCGATTTTTACTGTTGCGTATGCCATATTATTTACCTCTCTTTTTCTTATTTTTTTTGAAATCCGGCGGTTGCGTTGGGGCTACGGCTTGACCGCCGCCGGAGGGATTAATCTAAATAATTAACTTTAGATATACTGTATTCTGTTTTTAGTTTCTCAAAAGCGCGTTCTGTGACGATATAATAATTTATACTGTTTTCCGTTTTATCAAGGCGAATCCCGCGCCCTTTTAAACTCAATTTAGTTGTTAAAAACCAGTGGTCACCGTAATAGCTCAGGCTTGCGTCAATCTGACATTCTGGCTTTTCTTGCCCCATTTCCGGCGTGTACATATACAACCCGGGAGTAGCAACCGGGGCGGCTGTCTGGCTCTCTAATGTCTTTAATTTTTGACGTCCGATTCTGCGAAGTGTCAGCAGTTCGGACTGTGTTATTTTGTTTTGCCTTGCTAATTCTTCAGCAGTTCCAAGGTAAAACTCTGTAGTTTTTACAGTTTCAGAAACCTCGAAGAACTGTTTTAAGTTTATGAATCCGGTCGACTCCTGAACCGGGAAAGGGATGATTTTACACATTGATTTTTCTCCTTTTCTGTGATATTCTGTTTTTGCTGATATTTTAATGATTTACAATTTATACTGTGGGGGAATCCGGGCTTTTCGTCCGGATTCTTTTTCTATGCGTACATTTTCGAGATAATCAGGAATCTAAGGTTTTCGTACTGCCTACCACTGATTCCTGCAAAATCCTCTTCGATCTGGTGCAGGAGCTTTTCTAACTTCCTGTGATTGCTAGTGTTTTCGATTTGTTCTCTGTAGTAACTGTATCTCATTTCTTTACACCTCCCACGCGTTTATACTGGCGATTATGCGCCGGGTTTCGATCTCCTCCAGACGTTCCCACGCTTCGGAAACGCTGCGAGCATCTACCACTTTTGAAGTGATTTCATAATTAATTTTCAGCTGGTAAACTAAAACAAATTTTCTCATTTTTTACTCCGTTCTCCCGGCTCTGCGCCCGGGTTGTTTGTTCTCTGTTCTTTTGATAATGCTATTATAACGCTAACATTATATAAAAACAAGACGACATATTAAACAAAAATATATAACGATAACTGTATAAAATATATAAAGATAACAATATATACGTATAACGCTATCTGCAATAACAATATCGTTATATAATAGCGTTATATATGCATCTTGACTTTTTGTATAAAGATAACTATAATAAAGTTAACTATATATGAGGAGGTTTGTTATATGCCTAGTAGATCACAAGCAAAAGCAACTGCAAAATATGAAAAAAATAACTATTTTAAAACCCTTGTAAGATTTAAAAAAGAAGACGAGGAGCGCATAAGAGCCGCAGCCGGCGAAAGCCTGAACGGGTTTATTGTCAAATGCGTTCTGGATGCGTTAGAAAAGGCACCAGAAAGCCCGCAAAATCACACTGATACAGCCGCAGAAGCACCGAAACAAAGCAACTCGAATTATTTACCACTTACTCCCGAGAACATCGAAAAAGTTAATTTTACATTGTTAAAAACGGACTTGCATTATCAACTTGACATGATGAAAGAATACGGAACTGAGGGACTACAAAAGTTAATTGACATGGCGAATAGGTAAATTTTTAACAACCTAACAGCGCAAAAAAAAATTTTAAAAGCGCCCTTGACTTCATGAAAAAAGTTGTATAAAATCAAAGCAACGACAGGCGACGGAACTCAGGAGGGGGCGACAGCCAGAGCGCGAAAAGAATAAGAATTTAGCAGGCCAGATCAAGCCGGATAAGGTGCCGGAAGGTCTGGTTTTTTGTGCGTTATATGCCGGAAAATTTCCGTATTACAAGACGTATAAATATATAATAACTGTTTATATAATCCCCTCCAAGATTTTAGAGACCTAGAGTTTATTAATATACATGCTATACAGTACCGTATAGATATATAGAGTTAATAAGAGTAATGTAACAGTAAAAATAAAATCAAATAGACTGTTGACAGTGATCTAAAAGTATGATAAAACAGAATTAACAATTGAATAAGCCGAAAGGCAATAATGATAATTAAGAGTATTAGACGACTAAAAACCGTAGCAGACGGAAAGAAAAGGAACAAATAAGAGTTCTGAAAAAGTATCTGCAAACGTGTTTTTTGTCGTCTTTTTTATTTCAATTTTTTGGAGGTGATACAGTGAAAAAGAGTAATACAACAGTAACAGAACAGGGAATAGAAGTGTATGAGAATGATATATACAGGCTTGTGGATGAATATATAAACACTGTGTTACAAGTAACTCCAGAAGAATTTGACACACAGAAAGAGTATAAGGCTGTTGTTGCTGATAGCTTTGTAGATATGATCTTTTATATTGCTGATAGAATACCAAAACCAGGTACAGAGAATATAGAATTATTAGATAATATATTTAGTGTATATGTAAGAATATGTACTAAATACGGAGTGTTACCAACGCTAGAAGTATTTAGCTTTTTGGTAGGAATAGAGCGCAGAACGTTTACTAAATGGTCTAACGGACAGTACAGGGCAAGCACATCACACGGCGACACGGTTAAAAAATGGTTCGATATCTGCAAGAATTGCACAGTCAATAGATTGAACAACCAGCCCGGCACAAATGCCAACTTGATTTTTGTTGCAAAAGCAGCTTATGGAATGGCAGAGACGGCACCAGTACAGACAGCACAGCAGGACGGCATACCGCGCCAGACAGCGCAGCAGATCGCAGATAAACACAGGGCGGCGCTGGAACTTCCAGAGATGGAAAAGCCGGAGCTGTAGCAGATCAGAGACCTGAAGAAGTACGCGGAGGGCGGACAAAAGAGCATGGAAACAGCTTAAATAGTGTAAATTGTATAATATGTACAATATAAAAGGACGGTATTTGTTTAATGTGTACATCAATCTATAAAGAAAACTGAAGTTTGTTCCATAGATACATATGTTCTGACTGAATAACCGTTATCACACGTTCCCTTGACCACTGCCGCAGGCCATTAAAGGTCAGCGTTAAGCCAGGGAAGCGGGAACCCATGGGGCGGCGGGCTTCCCTGGTAGCGTCCGGCATGGATACCGGGAGGGGGTGTATATAAGCCCCAGCACACGCCGAGTGAGTACTCCGAGTTCCCGAAAAATTAAAAAAGTTTCCTCTAACAGCAAGGCTTTAAAATTCCGAAAAAACAAAAAAGAGTTCCCCATGGCAGAGATAGTGATTGCAACACGACAAGCCATAAGCCTTAATGGTTTCTCTGCCAGAAAAAAAATAAGGTGATACCAAGAAAGGCAGGTATAAGTATGAAGATAGGATATGCAAAAGAGTCAGGCATTTGGTTTCCATTGTCTGCAAAGAAAAAGATACTTTTGAACGAAGAAATTGACACATTTGTTTATGACTCAATAGATGAAAATAATAATTTCGAACATCTTTGCGAAAACATGAGAAATGGTGATTCGTTGATTATTTGCGGAGTTGATGATATTGGAAATACCAAGGATGAAATCGAAGAAACATGGAGACGACTCCGTGATTTGAATATTGAAATTTATGTGCTTACAGCTCCGATGTTGTTTCAGAGAGAAAACATGACGTTAGAAGAATCATTTATAAGAGACGTGTCGCTTAGCGTACTTGCTTCTCAGGTTGAAATTGCTAATCAGAAATTAAAAGCAATAAATGATTTATGATAACCATTTACATTCACAGAAGGGTAGGAACAAGATGAAGAAAATAGTAAACAATGATGGATATCTTCGGTCAGGGCTGATGGATATTGCTAGACAGTTGCTGAATATCTGTAGCGAAACTGGTGTTTCTAATATTCAGATAGCTACATCACCTTGGAAAGAAGGCGAAGGGATTACACTTTTAGCAAAAGCTGATGACAAACCAATCCTTTCAGTAAAGATGGACGCTGCCTATGAAAAAGAATAACCCTCAGGGCGAATCAATCAGAATCCGGCTCACAGGACAGTTAGAGCGTAAACTTATTGCCGAAAAGAACCGAACCGGCAAAAGCGTATCGCAGATCACCAGAGAAGCGTTGGAACAATATTTCCGAAGGAGATAGGAAAAACGCCGACTCAATTTTTCTCAAAAAAATAAAAAAGAGGTTTTTATATGTCAGAAGAATACAGTAAACGCTTTGATGAACTTCGTAAGAATCGAGTCGAGGTAAGCTATCATAAATACGGTCCTGCTAGGAAGAATTTTAAAACCGGGAACGTGCAGGCACTTCCGTCCATGGAACGGTGTATTGAGAAATATAATTCTACCGGAAACACAGAATATCTCGTGGATGCAGCAAATTACCTCATGTTCGAGTTTATGTACCCGCAGCATCCTAAAGCACACTTCAAAGCTACAGACAGCAAAGATAGCGCAGGGATAGTCGGAATCAGTGTAAAGGAAATGGAGGACTTGAAGAATGAACAGTACTAATGCTCCAAAAGTAAAGATCATAAATCCAGAAGGCTCTGGCTGGAGGGGAACACAATATTTTGTTGACGGAACAGAAATCAATCGTGTAATATCAGCAGACTTTCATGTCGCAGTTGACGAATTACCGACATCGGTTTTTGAATTAATGGCTCTGCCGGATATTGAAATGGAATCCGAAGTAAAATTCTCATACACACCACAGTCCATAGAGGACGCAGTAAGAATCCTGAGGCACGAACTTCTGACACATGGAGAAATTTACAATGGTTTCAAAGCAAGCCTTAAAACAGCGATTGAGAAGTATTGTACATGTGGCCTGCCATTCGAGCCAGAAGACGAAACCGCCGGTAAGATTCTTGATTTTATGATCGGAGAGGAACAGAAAGAATGATTCTCGCAAAAAATGTAGCAGTCATGTTGGATATAGCGTTTTTCACATTGCTCTTAGTGTTTCTTATATCGCAGGACGAAACCGAAAAGAAAAACAATCCAATAGCATCGGCAGTATTTATACTGATGGAAATATGTTTTGCAGTTAATGCAGTTGTGATTTTTAGATTATAAGGAGGACGCGTAAAATGCCAAACGAATTAAAAGAAACTATGGAACTTATGAATAGTGCTGATTATAAGGACAGATTTAAAGCCGAATATTATCAGGTAGCTATCAGGTATCAGAAACTGTCTGCAATGCTTGAAAAATGGGATAAAGGAGTGCTTCCGTTTACTCCAACTTGTCCGAGAAGTACATATAATATACAGGTGAAAGCCATGACCGATTACATTGCAATATTAGAAGCAAGAGCAGTTATGGAAGGCGTAGAACTTTAGGTTATAAGGAGAACCCAATGTGGTTAGCATTCACAATACAAATTCCCCTGTTCATCATACTGATTGAACGGGTGAAAATACAAGAAAAGCAGAAACCTGTCGTTCTCAGGTTCGGGAAAGCCTTTGAATCTGACAGGTCGAGGCATCCAGAGTAGCTTAGGCCTGCGTCAGTGAAATACAATTTCCCAAAGTAACTGGCGCGGACTTAACAGTACAAATATAGACATGATGCTTTCTAAAATTTTATAAAATATATCACTCTATCACGAGTCCGGGGTGTTACCCGGACAAATAATGGGCTATCTCCAAGCGGTAAGGAACAGCACTTTGACTGCTGTATTCGCGGGTTCGAATCCCGCTAGCCCAGTCGGACTATATTGTTTAGCCATGATATAGTTCCCCTCCGAATTGGTTCCATCTATCCCAACGGGGATGATTAAAGGGGCTTCAAATGCCCCGGATGGACTCTGCTTATGCAGAACAGCATTTAGACCCTTTGTTGCGACTGCGAGGGCAAGAATCGCAACAGCAGAGGAAGTTACTCTTGAACTGCAATAACCCTCTGCTTAGGAAACTTAGTTCAGTTGGCAGAACGGTCGGCTCATAACCGACAAGTCACAGGTTCGAGTCCTGTAGTTTCCATTTCTTCCATATGCTGTCTATCCGTTTTATGGACAGAAAAAACTGCTGAATGAGTGTATGTAGATTATTTTCATGAAAGGTGTGTAACGGCACAGCCTGTTCAATGAAGATAATTCCCCGTTCGGCACAGTCTCTGAGTTAAATTGTCGCCAATAGGTGCACGTTGAGGACAGGAAGTTTTCAAGAGACATATAAAAGGTTTCGTCGTTATACACAATGACATGAATATCCAAATCCAAAACAACTCCGTGGGGCTGGCACGGCAGAAAACAGCCTAGTGGAAAGCATAACACGATAAACATATTGCTAACCCGGGGTTTCCGGGTTATGTGGAATGTACGCTAGTGGAAAACTGACAGAGTCGCTCTCTGGTCTCCGGTTCGATTCCGGGCGTTCCGCTTTAATCCGCTGAGAATTAAGCTGTTTGTATACAAGCGGTCTATGTTTCTGGTGGATTTACGCATGAGCGTAAACGTACAACTCACTAGGCGTTTGCGTAAAAAACTTTTTAGAGAGATAAGACCACGGGCCGTGAGAAGTGATAGTCGGCAATTCTAAAAGAACCATCTAGTTCATGCGTTTTACGATGGAAAGGTTGGTGCTTATCTGGATATTTTCATCCGGTCCGAAAGCATGTGATGTGGGAATCAACCCAGTTTCTTTTCGGAGAACTGGCCGTTATAGGCGGTATGGAATGTAGCTCAGTGGTAGAACAATGGCATTATAAGCTATGTGTCGCAGGTTCGATTCCTGCCTTTCCGATTCCAGTGAAGTGCCATCACTGGAAGTGTGAATTTATTCATTATACTTACCTTTCTATGAATGGTTTCCAGTACTCCACGTTGGGTGGCTAGTTACGGTTCAAGTCCGTGTACTGGAATTTTAAAATTAAGGAAACATAAATGCATAAAAAAATAACATTATATGAATACGGAAATGGAATATATGCAAAACCATTGCAGATGAGGATAGAGGAGAAAATACAGAAATTTTCTGATAATCACAAAGTCGTATCCATTCATAAACGGTACATTGAGGGAAAATACCTTGGGAAAAATTGCTTTGGAATGGATGTCTTTAAACCAATAGAATGTTTCATTGACATTGAATATGAGGAGTAGAAGCTAAAATGCAAATAGCAGGAAAAGAAATCAAAGACGAGTGTTCCAGATGCGGTAATATCCTTGAATGTGAGTTGTTCCGTCAGGGACATGGAATAAAACAGGAACGTGAGAACATAGCAAAGATGATTGAATGCCAGATGCGGCATAGGGAGAAAAGAGAAAAATGAGCGAACTGAAAGTATTGAATGAGCAGGAAGTATTAGGAAAACAGTTTCGAGTATACGGAACGGCAGAGGAACCGCTATTCTTAGCAAAAGATGTAGCGGAGTGGATTGAACACAGCAAGCCATCAGTAATGATTGAATCTGTAGATGAGGATGAGAAAGTCAAAGTAAATAATGTTTACTTTGAAAATAGAACCGGCGGGAATGGAACATGGTTCCTTACCGAGAACGGACTCTATGAAGTTCTGATGCAATCCAGAAAGCCGATTGCCAAACAGTTCAAGAAAGAAGTCAAAGAGATTCTGAAAACCATCCGTAAGCATGGCATATATGCCACGGATAATGTCATTGATAATATTCTGAATAATCCAGACTTCGGCATCGAACTTCTGACCAAACTGAAAGAAGAACGTGCTGCAAGAGTAGAAGCCGAGAGAAAGAATGCTATTCTGATGCACGTCAACAAAACCTATACCATTACTGAGATTGCAAAAGAACTGGGACTGAAATCAGCAATACAGCTAAATCGGATTCTGGCAGAGAAAAAGATACAGTATCAGGTAAATGGTACGTGGGTGATGTTCTCACAGTATAGTAATTGCGGATATGAAGAAATCAAACAGGAAGTTCTGGACTCTGGGAAAGTGATCTACCATAGACGGATTACACAGATGGGACGGGAGTTTATTCTTGATTTATTTGAAAAGACAGCGTAATTGAAAGGGGAGATTTCCATGTTTAATAAATTTTTTAATCTATACATAAGATACAAGACCAAAAATCTCAAAGCAATTCCGTTGTTCGTAATGACATTTGACTGGAAGAAATTTCAGAAAGACGGTAAAAAAGATAGTTGCACACTATATTCAATACATCCAGACATTGCAAACGACCCATTCTTAAAAGAAAAGTTGTCTGAATGCGTGGATTATATTAGAGATAACTATGACATGGAAATATTTACTAAGCTTTAAGGGAGGATGCCATGAGAATTGAAGATTTGAAGAGTTGGACAGTAGATCAGTTGAAAGAAGAACTTGTTCGGTTGGCTGATGAGAGAGAAGCAAAGCAACATGAGATTTTAGACAAGGATAATAAAATCAATCAACGAGCTTCAGGCTGAACTGGATAAAATGTGCGCTTATAACAATGAGTTAAAAAGACAGGTGGACGAAAAGGCAGATACACCATTTTACGACGAATCTGTAGAAATCGCAAAATATCACAGGCAGCACCAGGACGACTGCGTTACAATTAATCAGTTACATACAACACTTGACGTTCTGATTGACCGATATGCGAATCTGAGAAAGATTCATGGGCTGAGCTGATGAGAATTATTTATTCAGGCTCGGACATTGATTTTCTTGACACCACATACAATATCGAGGGAGAATGCCACCGAATGAACATCCCGACTAGGTTTTATCCAGACAGACGCTTGCTTCTGGCAGGGAATACGACCGTAATATACAACAAAACGGAAAATCTTTCTAAAACATGGAAAGCAGATTACATCGGGGACAATTATTTGACAATTTTGACATTGATCAGAAAGGACAACGGTAAATGAGCATTAAAACAGCACTTGAATCAGAAGGAGTAGACTTCTCTGAATATATGAATATACCCGAACCATGGGACGGCTCAGCACAAATTAAAATGGAAAATGGTACAAAATGGGTGATTTGCCCGTTTTGTGGAAAGAAAGCCTTAAAGATTTTCCCGACCACAAAGATTTATCGGATGCCGTACAAATGTAAGGGTAGCAACTGCAAGAAAGAGTTTATGGTGAATGTATGAACAAAAAACGGATTAAATGCTTCTTGACAGGTGGATGCAAGTTCAAAAGTTCTGATACAGAATCGAAATGTAATGACAAAGAAAAGACTTGCACTATTACGGAAACTTGCTACAAATGCGGGAAGAAGTACACTGCTGTATTCACTTACAAACAGTTAGGAATTCCAGTGAGGTGAAGGGAGAGTTTATGAAGAAAATATTTTTTGCTGTGTTATTATTAATGATGCTGTTTGGATTAACAGCATGTCAATCGACAACAAAGAGTTTGGGTGGGACAACCACAATAAAATTAAAACCAGGTGTAAAACTGGAAGAAATCACATGGAAAGACGATGATTTGTGGTATCTTACTCGACCAATGAGAGATAACGAATCAGCTGAAACACATACATTTGACCAGTCAACTGATTTTGGTTTCGAAGGTCAAGTAATTATTATTGAAAAGAATAAATAAATAAATCAGTCAGAGAGCCAGAAAGGAGTGCCATTATGAGCAACTTGAAGATATTTACAGAAAACATCGAACCAGAAGCGTTAAATCAGATTTATACATTGATAAAACAGCCTGCATTTTCTGAATGTAAAGTACGAATCATGCCAGATGTTCACGCAGGAGCAGGGTGTGTAATTGGATTTACTGCTGATCTCGGAGATAAAGTAATTCCGAACATTGTTGGTGTGGACATTGGATGTGGAATGCTTACAACACAAATTCCTGCCGATGTGGGGACAATAGATTTAAAAAACCTTGACAAAGCAATAAGAAACAATGTTCCGGCAGGAAGAAATGTACGTGACGAAATCATAAATTTTGAAGAATTAGAAGAACTTCACTGCTTCCATCAGCTTAAAAATATCGAATGGATTCGCAGGAGCCTTGGTACGCTTGGGGGCGGAAATCATTTTATTGAAGTTGACACTGATTCAAAAGGGGTAAATTATCTTGTAATTCACACTGGAAGTCGGAATCTTGGGAAACAAGTAGCTGAAATATATCAAAAAATTGCCATAGAAGACATGCAGGGTACAGACAAGCTCGAAACTGAAATACAAAAATTGGTGAAAGAATACAAGCGTTCTGGCAGACGCAAGGAAATCCAACATGGCATTGACGAATTAAAACGAAAATGGAAGCCAGACAAACTGGGTATTCCGAAAGAATTGTGTTACTTGACAGGAGAACACAGAAAACAATATCTGCATGATATGAAAATTTGCCAAGAATTTGCAAGAATAAACAGAAGATGTATACAGAGTGCTATATTTTACAATATGAATTGGACACTCCAAAGAAATACATGGTTTGATACAATTCATAATTATATTGACCACGATACAAACATTGTTCGCAAAGGTGCAATATCAGCTAGACATGGTGAAAAAGTTCTTATCCCAATGAATATGCGAGACGGATGCATTATCGCATTCGGGAAAGGAAACGAGGACTGGAATTGTTCAGCCCCGCATGGTGCAGGACGTATCATGAGCCGATCAAAAGCAAAAGAAAACATATCGTTAGAAGAATTTGAGAAGTCTATGAATGGGATATATACAACATCCGTTCAGAAATCTACGATTGATGAAAGTCCTATGGCTTACAAACCACCGAAAGAAATTATTGATAACATCAAAGATACCGTAGAAATAGTTGATATTATCAAACCTATATATAACTTCAAAGCAAGTGAATAACAGTCAAAGAGCCACATGAGAGCCAGACTAAATCCTAAGAAGAAAGGAGGTCTGGCTCTATTTTTATGCAAAAATTCACAGAAGGTTCGCTTGAATGGTATCGGTCGATTTTAAATCAAATTATTAATGGTGATATGACAGTCTATCAAAACCAGAAAGACTGCCTTGATCTGCTGTTAAATATGAATATTGACCTTCCTTTCAAGGATAATCCAGATGCGCAACAGATGGGAATAAAGGTAAGCCAGTATGCACACAATATCGCGGAAAGGCAAGCTGCTATTACTGGAAGTGGAGATTTTGACGATATTTACTGGAAATATTTGCTGTTGGAAGCACCATGGATTTTTGAAAGCTATTTGTATTACATGGAAAAGAATAGGCCTGACAGTAAGAAGTTTTACGTTCCAAGAAAAAAGACACTTCAAGTAGTTGCCCAAGATTTACAAGATTTGGAAGAGAGAAAAATTGAGTTTTACGGTTTGTCGCTTCCAAGCCGAGTTGGGAAAAGCACCATGTGCATATTTTTTATGTCATGGATAATGGGTAGAAGACCAAATAGTCATAATGCCATGGGCGGTCACTCCGGAAAACTGGCTAAAGGATTCTATGGCGAACTGCTCAATCTGATCAATACGCAAGAATATACATATTCAGAAATATTTCCGACTTTAAAATTGCAGAAACAGAGTGCAGATGATTTTGAAATCAATCTTGATAAACCCGACCGCTTCGCGACTATGACTTGCCGAGGAATTGAAGGAACATGGACGGGTGCTGTCGATATTTCTCCTGACGGATATTTGTATGTGGATGACCTTGTAAGAGACAGACAGCATTCATTAAGCCCTACTCGACTGGAAAATACATATCAAGAATATCTAAATAAAATGGTTGACCGTAAAATTGATGGGGCAAGAGAGCTGATGGTTGGAACAAGATGGAATCTGTACGACCCATTAGGAAAGATTGAAAAACTCAATCGAGATAATCCGCTGTATAGGTTCCGCAAGATTCCTGCCTTGAATGACGATGGTGAATCAAACTTCGAATATGATTATGGAGTTGGCTTTTCTACAAAGTATTATGTGGATATGAAAGCCAGACTTGATGCTAACGAATGGGAGGCTAAATATCAACAGAGACCATTTTTACGAGAAGGGATTATATTTGCAGAAGATGAATTGAGATATTACAACGGAATTCTTCCCGAAGGCGGTTTTGTGAGAAATATATCTGCTTGTGATGTGGCATGGGGTGGTGGCGACAGTTTGTCGATGCCCGTAGGAGCGGAATTTGAAAATGGAGATATTTACATTTATGACTGGATTTTTAATACAGGTCCTAAAGAGGTGACGCTTCCATTAGTTGTCGGAAGAATTATGGGGAATAAAATACAAAACATTAACTTTGAGGCAAATAATGGTGGAGATATGTACGCATATTATGTGGGCGAGCGATTGAAAGAACATATGTATTCGTGCAGTACAACCAGTACAAAAGCTCCGTCAAAGCAAGCCAAAAAAGAAAAAATAAATCAATACTCAGGAGATATAAAAAATAGATTTATATTTTTAGCTCCGAAATATCGCAGCCGAGAATATGAAAATGCCATGGAAGAATTAACCACTTTTGTATATATTGGGGACAATGATCATGACGATGCACCTGACGGGGTAACGCAACTTATGATGTCAATCACAGAAAAAAGGCTTGCAGAAGTTTCGGCAGTACAGAATCCATTTTGGGGAAGGAGATAATATGACCACAAGAGAATATTTAGGGCAAATTCAGAAATATGACAAGCTTATTAAAAATAAAAAATACGAAGAAGAACATTTAAGAAGTCTTGCTCTTGGGCTTAAATCGTTCTCATATGGTGAAAAAGTTCAGTCTACTCCGAATCACAATCAAATGACCGATGCCGTAAGCGAACTTGTTGACATTCAAACAGAAATCAAAAAAATGGTTATTGAATACACAAAGAAAAAGCAAGACATTATTGAAACAATAGACAAGGTGAGCGATATCAATTCAGATTTGTATGATCTGCTGTTTAGGCGATATGTAAAAGATGAAAGGCTTGAAATGATTGCCTGTGAAATGGGATATTCCTATTCTCATGTGAAATTATTGCATTCGAAAGCACTGAATATCGTCAAAAACATTAAGAATTTTGAAAGTTAATACCTGATAATACTGAATAATACCTGCATATATTATATAATATAAGCTGTAAAATAAGCACCGGGAAGAACCCTTGGTGCTTTTTTCATGCAGAAAAATAGGAGGACAGGCAGTGGGGAGAAACAAAATAAGCTTTGTTGACCTATGCCAAGGAGAATTTGGTAGAAAAACTGCCTATACTGGCGTAGACCAGATTACTCCCCAGAACGTGGCACAGGTCCTTTCTGATACAATTGGAATCCACAACAGAAATAGAACTCTGATGGATTATCTTTACAGATATTACAAAGGCGATCAGCCAATTTTATATCGTGAAAAACTTGTTCGCCCAGAGGTCAACAATAAAGTTGTTGAGAATCATGCCCTTGAAACAGTCAAATTCAAGGCAGGGCAGATATATGGAGAACCTATTCAATATGTCTGTAAAAAGAAAAAAGCGAGTAAAACAACAAACGAACAAGTTGATAGGTTCAATGATTATCTGGACGAAGCCAATGCAGACGCCAGAAATATTCAACTTGGGATATACCAGAGTGCAGTAGGAACTGCATATAAAGCAATCCTGAGAGAGGATGAATGGACAAAGGATGGAGACTTACCGCCTTTCAGAATATTTATCCCATCACCGCAGGATGTATATATTGTTTATTCAAGCGTTACTGGCAAACCAGTGCTTTCCGTTCAGATTTTAAAAGACGAGGACAATCAGCAGTATTACCAGTGTTATTCTTCCAGACAGTATTTCAAAATTCAAAATGGATCGGTAACAGAATCTGGAATCAATGGTTTTGGCGGTATTCCTATTATTGAATATCCAAACAATCACGACAGACTTTCCGATATCGAAATTGCGATTACAATGTATGACGCAATCAACAAATATCAATCTGACAGACTGAATGGGGTTGAACAGTTCGTACAAGCTCTGATGAAATTCAAAAACTGTGAGATTGACGAAGCAGAATTTGTAAAAATGATAAAACTCGGTGCTGTATCTGTAAAAGACGTCGGGAACGGAACACAATCAGACGTTGACTTAATGACTGCTGAATTAAATCAGTCAGAAAGTCAGGTTGCTAAAGATGATATTTACAACAATATGCTGATTGTAGAAGCAATGCCGAATCGACAGAGCAATACCGGTGGAGACACAGGAAATGCAGTGTATCTGAGGAATGGCTGGGATTTTGCAGAACGAGACGCAAAATTGGTAGAAGCATTTACGAAAGAAGCTGAAAAAGCATCTGCCAGAATCATTTTGAATATCATCCGAAAAACTTCAATGGATGTAAATATCTCGACCAGAGACTTTGATGTAAAAATCACCAGAAACCCGACAGATAACATGCTTGTCAAAGCACAGGCACTTGATTATCTGTTCAAAAATAAAATTCATCCGCTTATTGCGCTGATTACTTGCGGATTATTTAGTGATCCGCAAAAAGTGTACGAAATGAGTTTACCATATCTTGGAACCATTTATCCGGAATTGGCAGACCCAGACTCAGAGCTGCAGAAAGCGCAAGATTTGCTGAACGGCTTTAACAAGGATGTGATTTCAGAATGAGTGTTTCATCATATGATGAATTAAATATCAGACCCAACAATCGCAGAAGTGAACCGTATAAAGAATATTTCAGCAAAATGTCAATATCAGACAAAGAAAAGCAAGAAAGGATAGCTTTTTCCGAACAAATGGATTGACGTAGGAGACAAAAGGGAACGAAAGACGCACCTCGAAGTCGGAGGAACCATACTCCCGATTGATGAGCCGTTCTCGGTTGGAGATAGCTTGCTACAATTTCCAAAAGACACCTCGCTAGGAGCTTCGGCAGACGAGATTGTGAACTGCCGGTGTTCAATTCAATACAGTTAATTTAGAGACGAGTAAAATCGTCTCTTTTTTATTAAAAAAATATGCACCCCGATAGCGTAATCATGGGAGACACCTTGAGCTGAGCGAACAGCGTAAAAAAGCGTATTGGTGACAGGAGATTTCAATGACAAGAGAAGATGTAAAGAAGATCTTTCCAGATGCAACCGATGAGCAGATTACCTCTTTCCTGAATCAGTCAAATTCTGATGTAGCTAAGGAAAAAGCAAAAGCCCAGAAATTAAAAGAAGATGCAGAAAAAGCAAAAGCGTTGGAAACAGAACTGGAAGAACTGAAAAAGCAGAACATGAGTGAAGCTGAGAAAGCAGAACTGGAACGCCAGAAAGAAAAGGCGGCAAACGAGAAAAGAATTTCTGATCTCGAATCTGCACTTGCAACTTCCCAGAAAGAAGCCCTGACAGGCAAAATTACTTCTATTTTTGCTGCCGCAGGAATGAAAGGAGATGCCTACGCAGGAGCAATCAAAGCATTTTCAAATATGGATGCCGAAGATGCACTCAAAGAAGCCCAGAATTTTGTTGATGGAATTTCCGAAGCAAATAAATCAGCGCTTGATACCGCAAAGGCCGCATGGGAAAAAGAAGCCCTTGAAAACACACCTAATCCGGGTGGCGGTAAATCTGGTGGAGAACCAGAAAAGAAAAGCGAAGCATCTGAATATGCAAAAGCGTACTCAGCAAAAATGTGTCCAGAAAATAAACCGGCAGATGATAATGCCCCAGTAAATATTTAAGAAAAGGAGATTTAGATTATGGCTTTTATGAAAACAGAGCAGTACGAATCCACACCTAATATTCTCGAATCCGAGGTAGGACTGGTACTTAAAACCTATACAGCAGAACAGACAAATGCTGAAACCGTTGGAACTAAGAAGATTATCAAGGCAGGTTCTGTATATCCGACAAACGCAACTGATGCTAAAGGCATTGTGTTTGAAGACGTCGATATGACAGACGATACAAAACGACCGATTTCCGTAATTGTTGCAGGACGTGTTCTTGAAAAAAGACTTCCGGTAACAGTAGAAACCACTGCGAAAACAGAGCTTGAAAAAGCAGGTATCGTTTTTGTAACTACTACAGACCCAGAATTTTAAGGAGGTAAACAGATGCCATTTAATATTTTAGAATCAATCACACAGGAAGAAAGACTTAACTTTTCTCAGGATTTCAGCGTAAAAAGACCCGGCATTCTTGACACCATCTTCCCGGATGTCAAAACCCAGTTCCTGAAAGCTGAATACTACAGACTTATGGCTGGACAGAGACTGCCAGAGGTGGCATTCGTTCATGCTCTTGATACCGAAGCAGAAATCGGAACAAGACCGGGCTTCGAAAAAGTTCTGACTGAAAAGCTCTTTATTAAGAGAAAAATTAATCAGTCTGAGAGATTACAGCAGGCAATTGAAAATGGTGTGCCGGACGATGAGAACTTAAAGAAATTTGTATTTGATGATGCAGCTAACCTGTTTGAAGGTGTTGTTGCCAGAGCAAATGTTATGAAAGGACAGTTCCTTTCTACAGGTGCCGTAAAAGTTAAAGAAAACAATGTAGATCTGAATATTGATTACGGCGTACCGGCTGATGCAAAGGTCAGTCTTGCAGACTGGTCTAAGCCAGATGCGGACATCATGGGTGATATTCAGAAGATGGTTGCAATTGCAGAGGACAACGGATTTGTTGTAAATAAAGCCCTTACATCTCTCAAAATGATTAACTATATGAGAAACAACACTGCAATGCAGACAGCAGTCTTAGGAGCGGCTAACAAACGCCTTCTGACAAAACAGGAACTTGCAAATCTGCTTATGCAGGAATATGGACTTGCCGTTGACCGCTGTGACGAGAAATTCAGATTCAGAAAAGCAGATGGTTCACTCAAAACAGGAAGATACTTCAAAGAAGATGTATTCACTCTGTATGAAGCAGAGCCGAACGGTTCATTTGGTACTGGACTCTGGGGCGTAACACCAGAGGAACTTGAGTACAGACAGTTCATTCAGGAAGAGAATCGCTCCTTTGTAACACTGTCCATGTGGGCTACACAAGACCCAGTTGCAGTTTGGACTAAAGCATCAGGCATGTTTGTTCCAGTAGCAGCAAAAGCTAATGGCGGTATCGTAATCGGTACCAAAGCGGGGGAATAAACGGGCATAGTCTCGACAAGAACAGCCAGTCACCATCTGTAGCAAGTATTAATGATACTTCAAAACACAAGTATACAGAAAGCGAGCTGTCAAGCATGACAGTAGTTCAACTGAAACAGCTCGCAAGTGACAATGGCTATGCCCTGACATCGACAAATAAGGCTGGTATTATCTCAGAAATTTTATCTCAGCAAGGGTAGGTGATCTTGAATGAACGAACAGCTTGTGAATGATCTGAAAAAGTATCTATCCGATGATGTGGAAACTGACGGTATGATTTCTTTGTCTGTGAAGCGTGCAATTCGTTCATTCAAAAAGAAACGCAACTATCCGTCTGGATATACAGACGAAAAAATCAATACCGATATGGAATGCTGTTATGATTGCATATTTGATCTGGCTCTCTATTTCCTTGTGAAACAGGGGGCCGAGTTCCAAGAAGCGCATTCTGAAAATTCAGTAAGTCGAAACTGGGAATCTGAAACAGAAATATATATCAATCATGGCGTTTTTCCATTTGCAGGAAGTTTAATTTAACTAAGATGGTTGGGTCACGTGGCACGGTATTTTTGTCCTCCCGGAGTGCCGCTGGGTTGCTTATATTCAGTAGGGAAAAGCAAATGTTAAGGGAGTGAAGAAAGGAACTGGCGATGGGATGTGAACATGAATGTTTTAATGAACACCGCATAGAAGAACTGGAAAAGAATTTTCAGCTGATGCAAGAGAAGCAATCTGATCGTAGTAAAGAGTTTTATGAGCGTATCGGGGAACTGGAAAGAAAGACAGCATTAAGTGAGAATGACTTGAACCATATCAAGTCAACTGTGGATGAGATGAATAACAATATAAAGACTCTCATGGCAGTCCCGGGAAAGCGTTACGATACAATCATTGTATGCGTTATTACAGCGATTGTCAGCGCAGTTATCGGTTTTATGTTAAGCGGTATTCTTCCAGTTTGATTCCACTTGTAAGGGAGGACGGTGGAAATATGAATTATACAGACTTTTCAGAAGATGAAAGAAAGTTTTATTTAAAAGAAGCAGGCTTCGATTCCAGAGAAGAAAAACTGTTTCGATTACGGGCTTATGGCGAAAAGACACTATGGGAAGCATCTGAACTTATGGGGTATAGTCCGAGAACCATAGACCGAATTAACAAAAGAATAAAGAAGAAAATTTCCAAAGTTGCCCCGATGTATTGTCGGGGCTTTTCTTTGTATTATGGCGAAAACGTGGCGAAATAGTGACGTTCAAAAACAGAGTTCCTTCCTATATAATATAATCATAGGAGAAAACACAATGATTATGTTAAGAAACCCTTACGAGGGTATATGGGAAAAGCATCGTTCTATAGATGACATGGATATGATTCTTGAATCCCGGACAGGAGGAACAGATTATGGCAGGTTATCCGTATTATCCGCAACAGCCAATGATAAACAGCCCATACGGGCAAATACAACCGTATCAGGACAGGCTGGCACAATTGCAGAATAATTATCAACAGGCAATGCCTTATGGTCAAATGCAGATGCAACAGTTACAGCCGATTCCACAATCACCTATGCTTCAAGGGCAGATGGTGGATGGGATTGATACTGTAAAGGCTAAAGACGTGGATATGTCCGGCAATCCTGTTTACTATCCCAAAACAGATGGAACTGAAATTTATAGAAAACAGCTTCAATCTGATGGAAGAAGCAAAATCTTTGTTTACCGACTTACAAATCCAGAAGAACAACAGCCGAAGCAAGAAGAAAAGCAGATTGACATTGAAGCAATGTTTAATCAGCTTCGGAATGATGTTTGTTCTGAAATTTCTGAAATAAAGAGTATGTTCCCGACACAAATATCGGGGACATCGGAACCTAAGCAGAATGGAGGTAGGCAGAGATGACATTCAATCCAAACGCCATGATGAAAAAGCAATTTGAGAAAATGATCTCTCAGAGGTTCGGAAGTGTTGATAACATGATGAACGACATGAGTAAATTTGCAGGCAACAATCCAACATTGAAAAATGCTTTGGATTTATATAAAAAAGGTGATACAGACCAGCTTCATCAGATACAGCAAAATGTATTTAATGAAAAACACTTGTCACCGGATGGAATCATACAGAAATTCTTTGGATTATAACACTTCCCCACAATTGGGTGATTAAAAATCGCTACAATTCGGGACGACAGCCGCGGATGTCTCCTATTGTAAATAAAATTTAAGGAGACTAAAAACATGATGAATGGTTCAAATTACAGTCTTAGTGACATTGCTGCCGCTACAGGCTCTAATAATCGCGCCAATGATATGTGGGGCGGTGATGGCTTTTCACTTATCTGGCTCGTCCTGATCTTTGCTATCTTTGGATGGGGAGGTTTTGGCGGCTGGGGCGGTGGCTTCGGCGGCAATGGTGGAAACGGTGCAAATGGTGCTGGATTCCAAGGATGGGCCACACGTGCGGATATTAATGAGGGCTTTGCTCTTAACGATATTCAGAACGGTATCAGAGGTATTCAGCAGGGTATTTGCGACAGTACATATGCACTCAACAATACCATGCAGAGCGGTTTTAACGGTGTGAACGTTGGAATGCTTCAGGGCTTCAATGGCGTTCAGCAGGCAATTAATGCTGACACTGTAGCCAATATGCAGAACACCAACGCATTACAGTCTCAGTTAGCAAATTGTTGTTGCGAAACAAGAGAAGCTATCCAGGGTATCAACTACAACATGGCTACCAACACTTGTGCTCTCCAGAACACAATGAATAACAACACAAGAGACCTTCTGGAAAACCAGAACAGTAATACAAGAGCAATCCTTGATTTCCTGACTCAGGATAAGATTGCAACATTACAGGCAGAAAATACTGACCTGAAACGTGCTGCATCTCAGGATCGTCAGTCTGCATTACTTACAACTGCTATGGCTTCACAGACTCAGCAGTTAATCAATGCAATTAATCCGGCAGCCATCCCGGCATACGTTGTTCCGAATCCGAATACCTATTACGGTGGATGCGGATGCAATAGTGGTTGCTGCTAAGTAACTCACCCTTAGAGGTTGACTAATTCTAAGAGGTGAGTTGTGGCTCACCTCTTATTTTGATTGAGAGGTATAAAATATGAGTTGTAAAAATGTTTGTAAGCTCTGCAACCATCTTGTAATCAGCCAAGCCGTTGCGTTTACAGGAGGTAATCTTGTAATCACACTTCCGGCAGGCAGTTACAATAACGGAGAGAAATATTGTATTGTTGTTGCACAAAGCATACCGGAAACAACCACAATTTCTGCTCCGGTAGTAATCCAGGTAGGCACGGGAACAACCTTGTATCCATTACAGAATCGTTGTTGCGCACAGGTTACAGCTTGTGGCATAAGAACCAGAACAAAATATGCAACCAGAGTAGCTACAAGTGCAACTGGTGGAGTGTTCAAGATGTTAGGAAACCCAGCTTGTAGTCCGAGTAACAATTTAACAGCAATTAATGGTACAGCCCCAACGACAGACACACCTGTTACACAGGCTGCCAGAAAGGGGGCAATGTAATGCATAAAGTTGCAATGGAAATGGGAAAATGGGCCATGGAGAAAGCTAAAGCACATGGTTTTGATACTCTCAGCGCTCAAGACTGGGACGATTTGAAAGACTGCATGGAAGCTGTAAAGTGTGCGATTTGTGCAGATAAGGATTACAGAATCGTAGAAGCTATGGACGAATGCGAGCAGGAAGAGAAGTATCTTGGACGCATGGGATATGACAGATATCGTTATGCAAACGGCAGATTTGCACCAAAAGGCAGAGGAAGCCGCATGGGATATATTCCCTATCTTCACGCACAGGATGATGACTGGATGAATGAATATCTGAATAATCCAGAATTTGAACGCAATATGTACCGCATGGGATATCACCCAGAATATTCGGACAGGAATATGGGGAATGATGGCATGAATCGTCAGCAGTCCAGATATGGTGAAACCTACGACAGATACAGCGAGAATCGCAGACATTACCATGATTCCAAAGACGCTGAATCCAAGAGAAAAATGGATGATTCCATGAAAGAGTATACAGAAGATATCATCCGCAATATGAAAGAAATGTGGGATGATGCAGACGCATCAATCAGACAGCAGATGAAAACTGACTTGACACGTTTTATACAGCAGATGAATTGAATATGAAATGAATTTTGCCCTTGTTACAGGAATGTAGCAGGGGCTTTTCAGTTGAGAAAAGGATGGTCAACTACCCATCACTTAAATGGAATGGGCTTGTAACTGCCCTGTGGTATAACGGATTACTCCTTCCACATTTAGTCGTTTAGCATTACTGCTAAAAGTGGCGTTACATTGTAGGCACGTTGACTTGTACCTGTGCTATAGAGATTTACTCCGTAGCAACTGCATCAGGTACTAAAAGTTCTATTCCCATACGATGCAGATTCATAGCTCCTATGCGGTCATCATTCGATTTATAACCGCAATTTTTACAGCAGAAAAAGTGTATTTTCTTATTGCGATTCGCTTTTTCGGTATGACCGCATTTTGGACATGCTTGGCTTGTATAAGCAGGATTAACCTTTTCTACAAGCTGATGATGTCTTAAGGCTTTGTAAGACAATTTTTGCTCTAAATCATAGTAAGACCATGATACAGATATACAACGGTTCTTTACTTTCACTCTTTCAGTAGCAGAGCGGATTCCTGTTAAATCTTCGATAACAAACATAGTGCCATCAGGATTGCTTTCAACGAGTGCCTTAGAAATACAATGATTTACATCTTGCATCCAACGGTTTTCTCGTTGACCAATAGCTTTTATTCGTCTACGGGATGACGGAGTACCGACTTGCTGTAAATGTTTACGCAAAGCCTTATAATGAGCACGTTTTTGCTTGATTATATTACCATCGTAGAATACAGATTTTCCTTTGCTGTCATATGTAGCAGCAAGAAATCTTATCCCACGGTCTACACCGACAACATTAGAAACTTCTGACTTATTGAGCATAGAAATTTCGTATGTTACAGGTATATGTAAGAAAAACATACCGTGCTTATTAACAAGTTTAGCCGTTCCGAATTTACAGTCATCGGCAAAATATCGTTCAAAACCATTTTTATAGAAAGACACCTTGATGCGACCGCTTAGTGTATTTACAGAGAAAATATTGTTTTTGGTGTTAAGAGAATAATCCCTATTCCATACGAGGTCTAGCTGAGGCAGTCTAAATGTAGGTTTTATCCATTCTTTCTGATTTTTAATAATGGTTTTGTATTTGGCTATAACTGTGCGTACACAAGAAACAGCCATCTGGGAACGGAGACCATAAATTTCCCGTACCTGATGATAAGTATCTTCCTGCACGCTATAACGGCTAAGATTATGAGTCTTGTATATGAATTCGGATACATAATTACAGGCATCAGAATAAGCCTTCATGGTATCACAGAGTATCTGTTTATCAGAAGGATTGACTAAAATCTGAAGTTTTGCCGTAATTGTCTGTTCCATATATAGCACCTACTTTCTTCACCAAAAACATTATAACATACATTTTGGCGAAGAACAATATTTATTTATAGAAAGGAAAATGCGTCGCTAAAACGGGCATTCCTCCCACCACTCAAGAGTGGTGAGTTTCCTTGCCCTGCGACGCTGGTGATAAGCCATGCTGAGACAATTTTACATGAACGGTGACCTATGGAGAGTACAGTTTGTGTCTCCGCACGACAGCGTTTTAATTGACCGTACAGGCAACAGAACACTCGGGGTATCAGATTATTCCACCCATATAATTTCAATCGCAAATAGCCTACATGGAGAGCTTCTGAACCGTGTTTTCATTCATGAGTTAGGGCATTGTGTGATGTTCAGCTACGGTCTATTGCCAGAACTTCACCGCATGGTTAAGAAACGGTATTGGGTGGATGCAGAAGAATGGTGCTGCAATCTTCTGGCAGACTATGGACAGTTTGTTATTGGCACAGCCAGAGATATTTTGGGAAACCAGTTCACATATGTGGCTCCTATCGGGGCAGAAAGGATGATTGCATAGATGGCAAAAGCAGAAAACACAGTTATTTTTGATGGAATCAAGTACAATCCCGGTGACGAATTGCCAGATTTAGGCAGTTGGGTGTGTACAGACGCAAGAGGTATGGTTCGTGATTACGAGGGGCTTTCAAAGGACGTATCAAAGCTTCCACATTATGTAGAGAGCGGTTCTTCGGCGTTGTGCCTTGATACATCTGAATTATATGAATATCACAAACCTACCGACACATGGTATAAACTGTAAAGGAGAAACGCATGGCATTAACAGCAAAAAAAGTATATGCAATTTTAAAACGCCAGATTTCCGATATGGAAGCAAAGTTAAACAGCCCTGTAAGATACAGAGGTACAGTTGCGACCGCTGATTTGCTTCCGTTAAATCCAGATATCGGAGATATGTACAATATCGAGTCTAAATCCATTTACGGCGAAGCAGGAATGAATGTGGCGTGGAATGGGGTAGTATGGGACACCATGGGCGCTCCAATTGATATGTCACTGTATCTCACAAAAGAAGAAGCAGAGGCGGTAATACAAAGATTAGTCACGGAGTACTTTGAAAAGAATCCGGTCAAGCCCGGAGCCACCACAGAACAGGCACAGCAGATCGAGCAAAACAAGACGGATATTGCTTCGCTGAAAACGGAAACTGGTTCACTAAAGGAAGATTTGTCCAACAAAATCACTAAATTCTATGCATCAAATCAGGGCGAAACTCATCTTGCCGATTCTGATAATGGCAAAATCATGGATATGATGATATATGGCAAGTCTGAGCAGAAGCAGTATAGTGGGAAGAATTTGCTAAATGCTACTTTGCAGACTACTACACGGAATGGTGTTACTTGTACCAATAATGGAGATGGGACATACACACTGAATGGAACTGCTACAGCAACAGGTATATTTATTTTACATTCTAATATAGACTTTACTGGTCAAATGAGACTTTGTGGTGGTACTTCTTTGGTTTCTTTACAATATTCAAATTCTTCCAATTTTGCTTATGAAGATAAGGGCGCAGGAATAATCATTGAACATTTTGATTCCGTTACATACCCTAATGTCTCCTTTAATATTTTGATCAAGGCTGATAATGTGTACAATAATGCGCTTATAAAACCAATGCTCACCACTGATCTCACCGCCACCTACGATGACTTCGAACCCTACACCGGTGGCATTCCAAGCCCAAACCCAGATTATCCGCAGGAGATTAAAAGCGTTGTGAATCCGACGGTGAAGGTGTGTGGGAAGAATTTATTGAAAGCCACATTGCAGACTGCCACAGTGAATGGCGTTACTTGTACCAATAATGGAGATGGAACATATACACTGAATGGAACTGCGAGTGAAGGAAACCCGTCATTTAGAATCGGAAAGATAATTGCAAAGAGCGGTCGAAAATTGGTTGGATCTCCAGGAGCGGCTGGAAGTTATGTGAGTTATCTTCCAAACGGTACGTGGAATAACGCAACAGAAGAAAAGGGCGATGGTTCTATAATATCTAATATTGGAAAAGGTACTGATGAAATTGCGATAGTTGTTTTAAATGGTACAACCGTTAAAAACCTTCTCTTCAAACCAATGCTCACCACCGACCTCACCGCCACCTACGATGATTTCGAACCCTACCATGAACAGACCGTCACCATCCCATACACATTAAACGCAATCCCTGTAAACTCAGGAGGTAACGTCACAATTGATGGTCAGCAGTATATTGCGGATTATGTGGATGTGGAACGTGGGAAGTTGGTTAGGATGTGTAAAGAACTTGTTATAAAAAATGCAACGTTTACTATCACGATTGGAACGTACTCACGTATTGCGGTATATGACATACTTCCTGGTAGAAATATTACCAATAGATCGATGTGCAGCCATTCCATAAATAAAGATGGATTTACTTTAGACGAGTCCCATTGGTATATATATAATGGAACTTTATGGCTTTTTTTGCCAACAACAGAAGTACATGATCAGGATTCGTTAGACGCTTGGCTTGAAAATAATGATTTGAAAATTTTAGTGACAAATGAAGCTCCCGAAGAAATCGACCTCACCACAGAAGAAATCGCCGCATTCAAAGCACTTGCAACATATTATCCAACTACAAACATCAGCGTCAATTCAGAACAGCTTGACGGATATACAGTATTCAACTATCCGATTTCGATGCAAAATGGTTGGAACTATGTTAAACAGCAGATAGGCGATACGAGAGATTATATCTATGATATGGACGCACGTACTCAGGATACTGATTTACAGGCGGCAGAAGCTTACGTCAACAGCGAATACGCAGTAGCACTTACAGAATTGGAGGTATGATTATGTTATTTAGAACATTATTAAAACTTAAAGAAAGAAACAGACTTACAGATGATTTAAAGAATAAGATTGATATTTTCTTCGCAACGGGCAGGATTACTGAGGAACAGTATAATGAGTTGATGGATGTTAGTAAGGAAGAAGAACCGAAAGTGGAAACTAATTAACTAAAGTCAGCGTTTGCTTTATTTGCTTATTAATATACAGGGAAAATGTGTGCAAAATGTGATGGACTGTTGAAGAAATTGTGATTAAATTCTAAAAAACTTATAAAAAAAGAAAAAGACCTGAAAAGGTCTGTAAAAAGAAGGAGGGCCGGACCTTGCGGCCCGGCATAAGTATGAAAAAGAAAAAAGTTAAAAATCTATGTGAAAAAGCATTTGCAACCTGTTTGTAAAGCATTTGCTTTATTTGCTTATTAATATACAGGGAATTTGTGAGCAAAATGTGATGGACTGTTGAAAAAAACGTGATTAAATTCTAAAAAACTTATAAATTGGAAGTAAGATTACTGTTCACACACCACTATCCCGCGAGGTGTTTTGGCATGAATATGCCAAAATCCCGAGACATACAAGCCAAAATTCCATTGCCGCAGGCAAT